CGGCCCTCGAGCCTGCCTTGGCCACGCCGGACGGGGCCCCCTTGAAAAAGACATCGAAGCCCCCCTCGGCGCGCGCCTGGTACGCGTAGGCAGGGTTGGTCGGGTCTGCCTCGCGCTGTGGCGCTACAACGCCTCCACCGAGGGCCAGCGCCTCTTCCTCTCCAGGAGCGCCCGGGAGCGCTCCTAAGCCAGCCACGAGCGCTGCAGGCAGCTCGGCAGCCGTCGCGGGCTGCGGCGGCGCCGCGTTGACCGCTGCCTTCTTCGCCTCGAGCTCCGCCTTCTGCGCCTGCAGGCCAGCCAGGCGGGCCTTGGCGGCTTCGGCCTTCTGCGCGTCGGTCTGCTTCGCCGCCTGCGCTGCCTGCGCGTCAGCCTCGAGCTTGACTGCGTCCTGCTTCTCTCCGCCGAGCTCTCGGTACGCGACGAGGAACGCGAGCGCATCGTCGATGCTCGCAGCGCTCAGGCTCTTGTCCTTTGCGAGCTGCTCCCGCAGCACGTCCACGTCGTAGCTGGTGCCTGCCTGGTCATAGGCTCGAGCGAGGTTGATGGCCTTGGTCTGCGCCGTCGTCGCAGGCGCCAGCGGTCGCGCGCTCGTGCGAGCGCCGTCGACCAGTCGGTCGGCCTTGAGCAGCGTGTCGTAGAGCGGCGTGTTCTGGTACTGCAGGTAGCGGTTCTTCCACTCGTCGGCGCTGCCCTTGCGCTCGACCTTGTAGCCCTGCGCCTCGAGCTCCCTCCGCAGCACCTCGAGGGCAGGGTCATCGTAGGCGGCATCCAGCGCGCCCCGCTCGGCCTCGAGCTGTGCGATGCGCTTGCGGCTAGCCAAGATCTCCTCTTCGAAGTCGGCCCGCTGGTCGTTGCGGTAGGCCTGCTTGTTGCGCGCCTCCAGGTAGATGTCGCGCGCGTAGGGGTCGGCCTGGCCGACGTCTCCGGTCGTGCGAGCGACCTCGAGCGCAGCCTGCAGCGCGTCTTCCTGGGTGGCGAAGCCGCTGGCCCGCAGCTTGTCGGCTGCAGCCTTGTCGCCAGACCGCTCGAGCTCGTCTGCGGTCTGCGCTCGGCGTTCAACGATGGCCAGGCCTCCGTAGCCGCCTCGCACACCGGACGGCCCGGCGAACGCGAACTGCTCGAGGGCCCGGCTTGCGGCCGCCTGCGCGGCCATGTCGGCGCCCGCACCAGTGGGGACCTTGCCCTTGGCGGAAGCCGCCGCACGCTGCAGGTTCGCCTGGATGGGGCCCAGGTTCTGCCCCTGGCCCTGGAACTTCTGCGCCTGGCTCGCTGCGAACGAGGCGATGGCCGTCGCCTTCTCCGAGGTCATGGTCGGAGAGATGAGCGCGGTCGCGCGCCGTAGGATTCCCGGGGCGTCGCCCTTGACGCTGGCCCCAGCCATGATGGCCGCGCGCTCGTCCTTGCTCAGCGTGGTCGCCTCCACACGAGCGGCTCGGCTGCCTGCAGCGACGCCAGCGCGCTGTGCGGCCGCATCACCGACCTGCTGCAGCACAGCTTGCACCGCAGCCAGGTCGACCGGCGGAACGGCGAAGACCTGCTGCAGGCTGGTCAAGTTGGCGCGCTCGTTCTGCACCAGGCTGTCGAGGTAGGTCAGCCTCTGCTGCTCGTTCGCGACCTCTGCCTCGAACCGCTTGACTCGGTTCACAGCAGCGAGCTCGCGCGCGTAGCGCTCGTAGTAGTCCTCGCGTCGGGCCATGTTCTACCTCCGGGGGGCCGGCGGAACGAGGCCGCCGCCAGTGACTCCGCCTGAAGCCTGCAGACGACGCACCGCCTCGTCGACAGCGAACTGCTGCGCCTTCAACGCAGCCTCAGCCTGGGCGCGCTGCTCCTTGATCTGCACAGCCTGCAGGCCCACATCGGCCGCGCCAGCGAGGCCTCCGCTGACAGCCTGAGCGATGCCCTGCGCTCGCTGAGCCTCGGCCGCCTTCTGCTGCGCCCGCATCGCGTCGATGCGCTGCGCCTCGGCCTCCGCTGCAGCACGGTTGGCCTCTGCGAGCACCTGGCCCTGCTGCACCCGCATGCCCGTTTGCGCGCCGGCGCGCGCCTGCTCCTGCAAGAAGAGCTCGCGACCGCTGACTCCACCTCCGCGGGCTGCAGCCTGCTGCAGGCCCTGCGTCTGCAGCTCTCGGGTCGCACCAGCCTGCTCCTGCAGGAAACGCGCCTCGAGGCCGCCCCGCTGCTGCTCCGTCAGGCCGAGCTCGCCCTGCCTCTGCCTCGCCTCGAGGTCAGCCAGCTCGCGCTTCTCCGCGTCGGTCAACATCATCTTCTTCGCAGCGCGAGCGGTGCCCACGCCCTGTGCGACCCCCGCGCCAGCCTTGGCGATGGCCGCGCCGCCTGCCAGCAGAGTAAACGGATCCATCGCTCACCTCAGAGGTAGAAGCCCTCGACCGCCACTCCCCAGTTGACCACGCCAACACGGTCCACCTGGGAGTGGGTGGCGAGCCCGAAGGTAACAACGCCAGCGGTCGTCTCGTGCGCAAGGCAGCCCTGCTTCGCATCGTAGCCGCCGTTCTGCGCGTAGGTGTCGTCAGCGCCGATGGGGTAGCCTCCGCCGAGACCGAGGCCTCCGTTGCGGGTCTCCTGCGCTCGGTCTCGGTAGGTCGTGAACGCCGCAGGCACTGAGCCGACCCACGGAGCGAGCCAGACCAGCCGCTCAGCGGCTGCGACCTGGTAGCCGGCGGTCGACACGTCCGGGCCCGCCTCCCACTCCCACCAGTAGTGGAACAACAGCTTCATCGAGCGGCGCACCTCGAGTTGGAAGGCTGCGTTGGGGAGCGCCACGAAGGTGTTGGCCTGCGTCCGGCCCTGACCGGTCAGGAACTTGGTCGCGAAGGCCAGTCGGATGTCCATGCCGCCGGCGCTCTGGCCGCCTTGGTAGCCGCTCAGGCCATGCTGGAGGCCTTGGTACGGCAGCAGCTCTGGAGGCTGCAGGTGCCTGGTCTGGATCCACTTGCTGGCCTCGAGGTCACCGACCACCACTCCGTTGTGCAGGTACACGCGCAGCGCCTCGAAGTTGCCCTCGAGGGCAGCGCTGGTCAGCACGGTGTTCGCGGTGAAGACGTTGGGCGCTGAGAAGGCCATCACTTCACCCGCATGAGCATCGCGTTGAGGGCGCCGCTGTTGTGGTCGAGCGAGCACGCAGCCTTGGCGTTCAGCGCGTCGTCACGCACCAGCCAGTCTTGGCCCGCTTGGTTCCAGCTGTGCAGCACGCCGGTGAAGACGACCCGCAGTCCGTACACGACCACCGAGGCCATCGGGTTGCCCGCTCGATGCCAGTCCCCGCTGATCCCCTGCCAGCCGACCTTGACCTCGTTGCGGCCAGGCATGTTGCCGTTGTTCGGCGAGGCCGCTGTCTCGTTGAAGGCTGCGACGGTGCTGGTCGCGCCGCACGTCGACAGCGGGTTGCCGAACTTGGTGGCGCTCGGGTCTGCGGTGTTGAAGTCGCCCTGGCCAGGGACGTTCACGAAGTTGGCCAGCGCTGCGCTGGTGACGTCCCACTGGAGCCAGAACGCCCAGCACGCGACGTTCGTCGCGACGTTGACGACGGCACCGGCGCCGATGTCCCAGTCGCTGATGGTGCCCTGCCAGGGGCGGGCGCCGGTGTAGACCGGTCGGACGCTCAGGTCCCAGTACACGCGCAGCACGTGGTCGCCGTCCAGCGTCCAGCCAGTGCCGAGCGCAAGCGGAGTCGCCGTGCCTGCCGAGTTGCGCACGAGGAACGGAGGCTGCACGCCAGCGACAGCCAAGTCTGTGTTGTACGTCCCGTGCTTCCAGTCGCTGAAGCCGATGACGCCGGAGGCCATCTGCGGGGCCATGAAGCGCGTCGGCGTGAAGTGCGGGAGGTCGACCGCTGCGTCGCGCGTGTTGAACGCGTTGAGCGCGCCAGACTGCGAGTAGTCCGTGAAGCGCGCGTTGAGGTTGAGCGCTGTGACGTTGTCGCCGTCTTGCACCGGCGCGCGCGTGATGCGGCTCATCTCCACCTCCCGACCGCAAGGTAGCGCCCCGCGTAGATGTGAGCCTGCATCAAGTGGCCGCCCGCAAGCGTGACCAGCGCTGCGTCTTCGCTGGCCTCGGTGAGCTTGAACTGCAGGTTCACCGTCAGGTCGCCAGCGGGAAGCTGCAGCGACCCGAAGACTCGACAGCGACCGTGGGAGGCCTTGCCGCGCCGCTCGGCGAGCGTGATGCCGTTCACCAGGATGCGCAGCCGCACGAAGGCTGGCGAGCCCGGGTAGCCGTCGTTGGTGCCTCGCGCGAAGATGTTGTTCGCGTAGGTGTTCGCTCCGTACTCCATGTACAGCGACCCACCTCGGAACCCAGTGAGCGTGACTGCGGGCCCGATGTTGGTCCAGTCGCCGAGGTGGACCTGGATCGTGCTGCTGATCCAGGAGTTGTTCGGCACGCTGGCATCTTGGTCAGCGAGCTGCTCGCCACCTCGAGACAGCGGGTAGAGCGGGTCCTGGTACACGCGGTGCAGCGCGTAGTCCTCGAGGCGTGAGGCGTTGCACCAGTCGGCAGGCAGCTGCGACCGGTCCAGCGTGGTGATGCTGCTCTGGCTGGCTGCGAGCTCGTCGTTGATCGTGTCGGGCGCGACCACGCTGCGCGCCATGGCCTGCCTGGTGGTCCAACGCTTCATGCGCGCACCCCCATGACCGTCTGCGTCCCCTTGCTCGTGTAGCCATACTCCCAGCCGACCAAGATCAGGTCCTCCTGCGTCTCGAGCTCGAAGCAGAACCAGCTGCAACCTTGGTGCGCAACCGCGAACCGCAGCGGGACCAGCCTCTCGTCTCGGTAGACGGCCTGGTTCAGCACGCTCTTGTCGAGCGTCGCCAGCGCCGACGCGTCCGGAGGCTGCGCGAGGTAGGTGCGCTCCTCGACTGCTTGCAGGCTGAAGTCCTTGTAGTGACGCATGGTGATCTTCTGGTTGCCCGTCGTGAGCATCCACACAGTCACGTAGGCGACCTGCTTCTGCGTCTGCGGGTCGCCGAACGCTGACCAGGCCGAGCGGTACACGCTGGTGGGAGTCGGCCCGCTGACCAGCTGGTCGTTGACCAGCACACGTCCCAGGGCCCGCTTGCCGCTGAGCACGAACAGGCCCCGCTCGCTCTCCGGAGCGCTGTCCTGGTTGCCAGTGTGGTGCCCGAAGACCACAGCTCCGCCGAAGAACGTGCTCACAGCGCCGACCGGGAAGCCCTTGCGCGTCGACCACGGAGACGTGTCGGGCGCCGCCTGCAACCGGTCGACGTGCAGCACGAGCCCCGTGTCGGGCCGGTCGTTGCCCAGCGTCGGCACGAACAGCGTGTACTCCTGGTCTTGAGCGCTCCAGGTCGCGACGGCCTTGGGGAACGCGTCCGCCGTGATGCGCCCGATGAACTGCTCTTGCAGCGTCGTCAGCTTGACCAGGTCGTTCGTCGCTCCGCCCTGCAGGCCTCCGGTGACTGCGTACACGCCGTCCAGCGCGAGGAAGACCACGCCGAGACCAGGGACCGTCGCCAGCGAGTGGGGGGCCCGACAGGTCACCGACGAGCTCAGCGTCGTGACAGTGAACCCGGCCTGGGCATCGCCCTGCACGACGTCGATGCCGTTCTCGCGGAAGACCAGCAGCGACGTGTAGTGCGCGTAGAGCGCGGTGATGGAGCCTCCCTGGGCCGCCAGCTCAACGAACGCGTCCGCTGCGAACTGCTCGATGAGACCCTGGGCGCTGTAGTACAGCGTGCGGCTGTCCTCGAGGCCCCCATCGAGCCAGAGCACGCCGTTCCAGATCGCCGAGAAGCGCGCTCGAGGTGCAGGCAGCGGGCCGGTCGCGATGTCCGGTGCAGGCTGGCCGAGCAGTGCGGTCGGCGCTGCGTCGAAGTAGATCGTGTCGACGTTGTTGCGGATCAGCTCGACCAGGTACAGCC